AGTTAGCTTGCTTATCCTGCGGAGTTCTCGATAATGAAAAAATAAAGTCAGCAACAAAGCATTTGTTAAAAGCTTCTGATATAGATTCCATAGTGATAACTTCAGCATTAAGACCTCCGCGATTTGTTTGTGATGCTGTTATGAAGGCACATTCAAACTCGGTAGCCATGCCTCTTAGTTCTTCATAAATACTTTCCAAATCATGTCGCTTCTCTGCTGTTGAAGAAACTGGACGAAGCAAGTCAGCATAGTCAACAATGACAACATCGGGCAAGATGTTTTGCTTTCTCAACTTCTCCAAATGATTCTTTAAAGACTTGGTTGAAGCGGATTTGGTCGGATATTCTTTGATAATTAGTTTTCCTGATATGTCTTCTATCTTTTCTTTTACAATTTCTTTTGAGTCCATAATGTCTCTTAGGTCTACTTTAGACAAACATGAGTCATAACGAAGTCCGACAACAGTATCAGCCAACTCTAATGTGTAGTGCACAACTTTCTTTCCAAGTTTCAACGCTTGGGCTCCTAAGTGGACCAAAACCATTGACTTACCAGCACCAGTTGGAGCAATAACTACAGCTAACTCTTTAGCACCAACACCACCTTTAGTGATCTCATCTATACGTTGCCAGCCTGTTGTGATAGGTTTTCTAGATTGTTTAACATAACGATTGTCAATATCCATAAACCAATCATGGCCAAAGTTTTGATCGTTTCCTCTAGACAATGCTTCATTTATTATTTTAGTAATTGAATCATAGTTGCCTTTCTTTACTAAGTTGGCAGATTCAAGTATAGCTTTCTTTAGGCATTGTTTTTTGCAAAAATCTATTGCTTGGTCTTTGATGTATTGTTTATCATTAATATCTTCTGTTTGTATTCTAACTGCGAAGTCTCTTAATTGTTTACTAACAGCACCATCATATTTACTACTACCTTTTTTTATCTCTGTGTGTAGGGTTGCAAAATGGGGGTGTTGGTTGTATTTTTTTCTGTGGTCTAGAATGATTTCCACAAAGGCTCTTAGATATGAAGAATCAAAAAACTCTAACTCTAAAACTTCCTCTATTTGATCACAAAATGGTCTATCCTCCATCATCAATCGAGCAACGCTCTCTTGAAATTTCTTGCCGTAGCCGACAAATGTATCCTTATCCTTATGCATATTATCCTCCGAATGTTCTATAAGTATAACCTAAAATCTCTAAGTTGTCAAGAAATTATTTTATTAAAATTTGCAAACAGTTTATCAAAATTTAAAGTAATCTGTCCATCACGCATCAAGTATCTTTGAAACTCTATTTTCTTCCACTCTGGTTCAAATTCTTCTATTGCAAATTTGATTGTTTGTTTAGATGTGTGCGAAATTACTGGTTTATATAGTTGCATGATGTCGTAGTTGTTTTCTATAAGATCCAACCCAGCAAGTATGTTTGTGTGAAGTTTAACCGGTTTGTCCACGTTTCTGCAATGTTCTGCAAGCGACTCAACAGTTTGTATCTCTTCGTCACCCATAAAAGGAAAACGATTTTTAATTGTTTTAAGCCCAGCCCGAGGTATGCCTGGTAAGTTATCTGACTTATCTCCTGCAATGGCTCTAGCAAGGGCAAAATTATTGGGATGAATACCATGTTCAGCCAAGAGACTAGGTTTATCCACCAACTTCTTTTGGATTGGTCGGTACAAGTACACTCCGTCTCCGACCAATTGGAAAAAGTCTCTGTCGCTTGAGATAATATACTTATCCCATTCTCTATATTTATCGTGTCCACAAGCAAAAGCGATAATATCATCGGCTTCCACATAGTCCACAACGATTTGAATTGTAGGTGTTTCATTTAAGTACTCCACGAGTTTTACATATTGTTCTGCTTTGTTAATTATTTGTTCTGATTCATTTAACTCGACCATACGTCTGTTGAACCTAACAGGTTTTCTACCAGCCTTATAATCTTTGTTCATTTCTTTGCGTTTAGAGGAACCAGAATGGCCATCCCACGCTATTATAATCTCGTCCGGTGTAAACATGCCGCAAACCTTTTGAAGGCTCTTCAGGAAGCCTATGCAGCCTCCTATCGGATGTCCAGTTGGAGCGAGAGCAGGGTTAACAATGTAGTTCCTTAAGAACATATTCAACCCATCAATTATCATTAGTTTTTTCATTTATCCTCCTATTGTTTTGACCAACCAGAACCGGGTAGCCTGTTTAAGTTATCATATACACACTCTGTTTTAGATTTCTTCAAATCTTGTTCTTTGTTGTATTTCTTTTCATACTTTTTAATTGCCAATTTAACCTCTTTGTCTGTTATGTCTGGGTAGAAATGTGACAAAACATTTTTTATTTTATTCTTAGGTGAATTATGCAACATCATTTGATCCCACACGACATGGTCTATAAAGTTTTCTCTGCTTTTTCTGAGTTCTTCTTCTGGATAAAATACTAGATTAAAAGTATCATCCTCATTTATAGAAATTTTAGACTTATCTATCTTATTCATTTCAATTAAAATTTGTTTTTCGCTATAACCTTTATTTTTTAAACTTTCTTCATAAAGAAGTTCAATTTTTAGCTGAAGATCAGAGTAATAGAACTTCTCTTGCCAGGTTTTTAGAGATGAATAGTTTGTTGTTTTGACATCATAAATGGTTAAACTACCATCTCTTTTTTTAAGAGATTTCTCGATTTGTTTAAGCGTTGTGTTTCTTTTTTCTTCTCTAGATATCATTATTTCTCCTTTCTTAGTTTATGTTGTCCTAAAATTATATGACTACGATCATCATTTACTGTTTCAAATGGTGGATCATAAAACACACCAATGTGAGGACACGGAAAGTGTTCATAATTCACTATCTTTACCTCATACATTGATTTTCCTTTTTTTTGAAAAACCTTCACAACAAGGCATAATTTATTTTTATAATCATACTCTGTTTGACACCACATATTTCTTGTTTGGAGAAGATCTCCGACATTGTAAAATGGCTTTCTTTTTTTCATTATTTCCTCCAATCTTGGTGAATTGCCCATGACCCGATCATTGGTAAAATGATAAAAACGATAGCGAATGCTATCCATAAATTTGTAAAATCCATATTATCCTCCGTTTTTTATAGATGTAATTATTATAACACGATTCTCCTAAGTTGTCAAGTAAATAAAATTAAAAAAAAGCCCCTAACGCATGTCAGGGGCCAACAACAGGAGCTTGCTTATTATTATTCTTCAATTCCTTCTGGAATTATGTTTGACCCAGAAGATTCAAATTTCTTTATTAGTTCATTATCCATGACATCAATCACCATTTGTTTGAACTTTTCATCTTTCATTTTATCCATCCACTCTTTTTGGCGAAACTTGTGTTCTTTCCCATCTTCGGTTTTAAGATAACACCAACCTCCACCAACACGATAATTGGGTGATTGTTTTATTACCTCAATCCAAGACTCTTCATCCATTATTCCAATGTTGTCTCCCCAGCGAATTTGAAATACACAGATTCTATCTTGTGTTCCGAAGCGAGACTTCTTGATCTTTGCTTTCACTTCAGAACCAACTCTTCTCCCTGTTTCATCGTAAACAAATGATTGTTTTGATTTACGACCTGTGAGCCATATGCGAAGAGAACTGAAATATTCCAAAGCCTTACCGCCGGGAGCGTTGTATGGTGTCGTTAATTGTTCTGCTCTATTGTTTGTTATATTTGATTTTAATTGATTAACAAGAATCAAGGTATGTTGTCCATTAGCCAAAGGGATTGTTAGTTTTGGAAAAGCTTTGGAGAATATCCTAGGCTTAACCGCCATGGAAGATTGAGGATCAAAATCGCCCTCTAAATCTTTCTCAGCAGAAGTCGCTGCAATTGAATCCCAGATGAACACAAATTGCATTCCCGGATAATCGTTCATGGTGTCTTCAATTCCTTTTAGAACCTTTTCAACAGAAACAGCTTGGACGTAAAGAAAGTTTCCATCCATGTCAATCCCAGCATCTTGTAAAAAGACAGGATCGATTGCTGATTCTGCGTCATAATAGACAACAAATTTTCCTTGTTTCTGTGCTTGGGCTGCTATTTGAACAGCCAAATAAGATTTACCTACAGACGACAGACCAGCAATTTCTGTTATTTTTCCAACAGGTATGCCTGCCATCTTTCCTTTACATATCATTGAATCAAGCCATCGAGATCCTGTTGGTATCCATTCCTTCACTTCAGTTGGATTCTCTTTTCTAAGATCATGTGCTGCTTCGATGCCCATTGATTTGTTCATTGATTTTTTGAGATCTGCTATTGAGATCTTGCCCGGTTTTGCTTGGGCCATGTGTATTACTTTTGCCATTGTTATCCTTGTTGTTAAAAGTGGGAAGCCTTTGTCGACGGTAGGCAAGCTCCCCGAAACCTTGGTAGATCATTCGTCTGTCTTATTCTTCGCCTTCCACTTCTTCTGTGGATTCTTCTACAACCTCTTCTTGAGGACTATCAACTTCTAGTTTTGAAGTATCTGTTTCTTCATCATCGCCACATGCGAGAAAAGTTATTAAAAATAAATTAATCATTTTGTCTCCTTTATTGATTAAAAAATGCCCCCTTAACGGAGAGGGCAACCGTGCTCTCTTAGCCTGTGAGTTTATCAAAGGCAGCATCAACAGCATCTTTCTCACTACCATACTTGTGTGTTTCGGAGGAACCACCACCAGCATCGGTAGAAAGAGCTTCGTTCAATAGTGCTTGAACATCAGCCGTTGTTTTACGCTCAAATTGAGAACCAATGTCAGGAATTGAATCCAGAAGTGCTTCACAATCGGCAACATCATCATCGCAGAGAACAGATGGACGACGACGAGGTTTTAAGATGGTCTTAGGGAAAGAACCAGGAGTGCCGGGAATGTTATAATTGAGAACAATATCCGTTCCACTCTCAGCATCTGTTATGTCTCCATAATCAGGGTCAAGCACATAACCAAGTAAGGTTTCGTAAGCTTGTTTCCCATAAGCCCAAATTTTAACGCCCTGAGATTCTTGACCTCTTACTAGAATAGGAGAGAAATAACGCTTTCGAACAAAAAGTTTCTTAGCTTCCTTCT